ATCTGCGTTACAGCAAACCTCGTCTTTCAACCATTTGCATTTCGGGTCTTCCGGCTTTTCTGCGCCTGTTTCTCTTTTGAAGAATCTGCACACCGAACATTCATCCCCTGCCTGCATCCAGTACGGAACAAACTCGCATGTACAGTTATCGTCTAGCTTGAACGTACACGAATTAAGATCGTCTATGACTGGTTCATTGTTTCCGTTTAGGTATCTGCTCATTGTTTCAACATCCTTTCTATCTCTTGAAATTCCTTTGTGTTTTCTACCAAACTTTCGATTGTATAGATGCACCTCGGCAGCCGCAAAGACTTTGGAAGCATTGATTCTTCTCTTGCAACCCTTGTCACCTGTTCGTAAACCATCCGGAACTGCGCTCTGCATACTTCTTCGTTTTCGCTCATACAGATTGATTCCCACCCCATGCGCTTAACTGCGTTTTTGGTGTTTTCATCGAAAAATTCCATCGCCCCAGGTTCGTCATACATACCATACAAGCTAATCGCCCGTTTGACTTTATGCCATCCGTCTGACCAATCGAATGTCGCATCTCTTCCGGATATCTTGATTGTCTGCTGCCTTATATCGGCTACCGTCGGTGGGAATTTATTCGTCTGAACGTGTCGCATAACCGCTGTTTTTGCGTCCTTGTAGTCGATGTCTCCAATCGCGCTATACCAGCAATCTAAGGCTTCGTTCGTCGGTAGAATATTATCCCTTGGATAAAAATTCTTTATCACCGCCACAAGGCTTATAAATTCGCCCTTTGTCATGTATTCGCCCACCTTTCCAAAGCATCATAAGTGCTTTGCATTTCCTCGATGCGTGTCTGCCGCTTGATTTTGTCCCATACAATGCCTTGGTATTGGCTTGCTATGGACTGGTCGATAATCTCAATAACGGCAGCATCGCCATGTTCTTTCGCTTTCTCGGAGATTTTCCGTAGAAGCGTATTCAATCCAATAGGCTTGTACGGCTGTCTGCGTTCGTGCTTATAAGCAATCCAACGGCTAACTGCTTCCGACAATTCCGGCGAAGCCTGAACAAAAAACCAATCCGATTCGGAAGTCCCCTCGCGCGCGCGCGCGTCTTGGTTTATTTTATTTATTTCTTTTATTTCCTTTATTGGTATGTTTGCTTTTTGACCGCTTTTTGACCGCTTTTTGACCGCGCTTTTTTCGGATTGTTTATTTTTTCCATTCTCTGAAACGCTGTATTTTTCAACGTTTTCGGATTCGCTTTTTGTTCGCTCTGTTTTCGCTGTTTTTTGTGGACTTAATTGGTACTTGTCGTAGTTGATAATTTCTATAAAAATATCTCTACGATTCGGCTTTTTGACGCTTACCATGTTCTGCTCACTTAGCAGCTTGATAAAGCTTTCCGTCTTGTGCCATGACCAACCCCATCTTGCGGCAAGGCTCGAAATATTCATTTCTACAACTCCGCGCTTCACAACAATTACCTCGTTGTGGTAGAGCCTTGTTTTGTCTTCGTAGTTGGCTAACTGAATTAAGTCCACCCACTCTTTACCGTACTTTTCCCATATCCAGTGATTGAATAATGCTCTGTCTAAAACTATGTATCCCAAACTTCGATCACATCCTCAATTCTTGAATTCCATTCGCTGTAAAGTTTCATGAAAGAGTCAAGCGGTATTGTTACAAGGATTTCGCAGTTATTCTTTTTGTGGAACACTGCCGGAATCTCTCCGGGTTTTGCATCTCTTTTGGATTGTGCCATCCAGTCATACAGCTGCATCTTTTCTTGGTGCTTTGCCTCAATATGGATGCCCGGTAATCCAATCACATCAGCGTCTCCGTTTGCTCCACAATACTGTTGTCCTCTTCTGCAATCGTAGCCATAATCTGTTTTTAATATGTTTGCAAGGTGTCTTTCAAATCTTGCTCCTTTCTGCTTGCTGTTTATTTTCTTTTTTGGTTCACGAACCGTGGTGTATTCTTCTTCACTATATCCAATGTTCATATCTCACCTCTAAAATGGTATGTCCTCATCCAGAGCGGCGAATCCCTCTGGAATAGGCTCTGAAACAGTCTCTTTTGCGCTCTCGCCGTTTTTTTCGCCCCACTCGAGGAATTCAACGTTATCCGCAATTACGTCTGTGGTATAGTGCTTTACACCGTCCTTTTCGTAGCTGCCTGTTTGCAGTCTTCCTTGCACTGCGACCTTTCTTCCCTTGGCAAGGAATTTTTCGCAGTTTTCGGCAGTCTTGCCGAAGCAGATAATGTTCGGAAAATCTGCTTTCTTTTCCTCGCCCTGCTTCACTCTGCGGTCGATTGCCAAGGTGAAGCGGCATACTGCCATCTGCGATCCGGATGTGTATCTCAACTCCGGTTCTCTAACAATCCTGCCAATCAGAATTACGTTATTCATAGATAGTTCCTCCCGAAAATTCTAATAAATTCTTCTCTTGTGTGTGTTTCTTCAAATTTAGCCTGCGCCATTTCTTTTAGCTTCAGATCTAATCCCTTATCAAAATGTGCGCCCCGATCTCCTGTGTGATGCCGGAGACAAAGCCATACGGTTAAACCGTACTTATCAGCCTGTCTTCGGTTTGATGTTCCGTATAACACATGATGCAGCTGTAAATCTTGTGTGGTCCGGCACACAAAGCATTCTTTTTTCTCTTGCAAAATTGATTTAGCCATTTGAGTGCCCCCATTCTCTTGAAATCTGACCGTCAATAATTCTGATTTGCAACTTGATCGAATTGATCGCCTCTTGGTTTGCCTTATAGGTGGCTTCTGCAATATCTCGCTTAAATCTTGCTTCTGCTACCGCAGGAATACCATAAGCGGTCTTGTCAATCATTCCGATTGCCATACCATCATCGCGAAGTTTCAGGCACTCTTGCCGAAGCAAAACCTTATAGTCTCGCTCCGCTTCTGCATATGCCGTACCTGTCTTTCGAAGCATTTTGATTGACGTGTCAAGCTGCTGTGTTTTGGTTTGAAGTTCGTTCATTAAATCGAATCCGTTCACTTTTTCCCTGCGGTGATTCTCACATATCCCGCCTTGCCTTTCTTGGTCACTTCCTCACAATACTTTTCGTAAAGTTTAGGGTGCTCTTCTTTGAATTGATTTTCGTTGAATTTTTTCTCTGTGGTCTGCTCTCCGTCCGGAACAAGCGTTATCTTTGTACCGCTTGGTGTCGTCCACGTCTTGATATTGTACATTTCCATGCCTGCCTTGAGGTTTGCCTTTGCGTCCTTGTACTCTTTTTCAATCTGCTTGTAGATTTCGATCTGCGATTCTAAAATGAGGACCTTATCCGCAATCTCAACGATCTCTTTCGGTTGGAATTCTTCCTCGGTTGTGAATGGATTTTCCATCAGTTTTAACCAGTCCTCTCGGAATCGTTTTATTTCGGAAAAAATTTCTTTCCAAAACTCTTCGAATTGTTCATATCGGATTGTGAAAATCTGCAAACGATCCGAATCAAAATTCTTATTAAAATCATCCGGTCTGTGATATACCGCAAGAACACCGCGTTTGTAGTTATACATCCACATTCCCATTAGTAACTGGCACAGATAGTGCTTATAGTCCCAAATATCATCGTGAATGTCTGAGGTGGTTTTGATTTCTAAAACACATTTGTCGTTAAAATCTACACCGTCAGCATGATAACGAAGATAGTCCTCAATGACTTTGCCCTCTACAAAGTGATGGTCAAGTTCTGCGTTCACATATTCTCGGATTTTAGGCTCGAGTTCATTTCCGTATTCCGTATAGACGTTTCCGGTAAAAGACGGTTCCTCAACTCCGGCTTTTTCCTTTAATAGCTGCCAACGGGTCTTGAATTTAGAGATGTTCAGAATCGCCGCGATGTCGCTGCCGCCGATGTATTTATCTCTATCTCTTGTTACGTCCTGCATTATTTACCCTCCAAATCTTTCAGAACCTCCGCGAAACGTTCTTCTGTTGTCGAGCCGTTCAAGCCGTAATCTTTTGCCACTTCGGCAAATGATAAACCACTCTCCTTTAAGTAGATAATCAGTTTTTCACGATAGGTTAGTTCGTTCGATTTTGGAGAAGATTTCTTCTTTTCAGAACCTCTTGTCTTTTCGGTAAACTCGTCCGTATCAGCGTCCTTTGTATCGTCAATGCAGAATAGTCCGTTTAAGGCGTATTTTCTAGCGTAGGACGACGTTGCCCCGGTGATCTGTGAAGAATCCATTCCCTTTTTTGTCTCTTCTTCTCTAGCGTAAGCCGTAACAGAAGCAGCTTCGGAACCGTCGGTTACTGTTGCCGTTGCTTTTACATAGTATCTATCTCCAATCATTACGATCTCATCAGAGATAGTCAGCTGCACACCCTCTTCGGCGCAAAGCGGCTTTACCGCTTCGAGAATGTCTTCGCAGCTTCTGTATTTGTAATTGCCGAATTTATTAAACTGACCTTTTGGGGCTTTCAGTTCCTTTTGAATTTTTATTAGTTTATTCATCGTATGTATCCATCCTTTCTCTGTTGCTGTCTAGGCAGTCTTGGCAAATTAACTTCTTTCCGAACCAGTATCCGTACTCACTACGGATATGCTCGCCGCATTCAGAGCAGATTGGTCTGTTATCGTATGCGTGGGCTTTTTCGTATTCCCATCGCTCTGCATCGGAAGCGGGGCTATCTGATCTCCATATCATTTTCTGTCACCGTCCATTTTCTGCAACATGTGGTTCATGTTACGAATTCTAGCAGTAATGCTGTCGCGCCATCTGCGGTACTGTTTTTCGTTCTCTGCGTAGAAATAGCCTCCCTTTTCATGTGCGATGATACGTTCGCCGTTGTGTCTAAGAACCTCAATCACAAGCCTTGCTGTCCTGTCGTCAACATCTAAGTGTCTTGCCAGTTTTTTACGCGTCACTGGATTCTGCTCGTTAGCAGACTTAATCAGTGTCATAGCTTGACTTTCTAGTGATTGTCTGTTATAGTTTTCTTGGTTATTTTGGAATTGCCCCTCGTGGGCGTTCCTTTTTTTATTCATTTCTCACCTCTACTTCTAAGTACTTGGCACCGTGTTTTACAGCATCTTCGTGGCTGTCAAAGTAAATGTCTATGACGTTTCCCTTGACGGCTGAACCAGTATCTTGTGCTGTATAAACAGTGTCTCCGATCCTAACCTCTGTACCGAATGGGATAACCGAAGTATCAACAGCGATTGTCTTGCCCGCTTCGGCTACTTCGCCGGATGCGGTATAGACGATGCCGTTTGGTCTGTTATCAGCCCATACTCCGCAGCACTTCCGGCAGCTACAATATGCTGTGATTTTGAATTCTCCGAGTGTTTTCCACTCTTGTTTAGGTTCTTGTTTTAACTCACGTTTTAACTCGACTTGGTGAGTTACATGTGACTTAGACTGTGCTTCCTCTAGGTCATCATGTCCGGCGAATCCTAGCATCGTTATAATTGCCGCTGTTACCAATATGCCGCCTAAAGGCTTTTTGATTTTGTCTATGGCACCTAAGATGCCTCCACCTGTTTTTCTGTACTTCATACTGTCGCCCTTGATTTCAGAACCGATGCAACGTCCGGTATGAAATACCGCTTGCCGACTTGCTCGAGATCATTCAGATACTTGTCTACGCAGTGTGGGTCTTTGTACCCCATGACCTCTGCCAGTTCCTGCCGAGTGATAAACAAGGTCTTTGTAGACATCTTCATTTGTCTTATCAGTTCTTGTCTGTCCATTATTTCCTCTCTTTCAGTAGTGTGTTGACTGTTACACCTAAAACGTCAGCGACCTTTTGCAGGCTAGTGAGGCTCGGGTTAAATGTTCGTTTCCATTTTTCTATATGACCCCTAGCCAAACCGGCACGTCTTTCGATTTCTCTTATAGACATTCCACGTTTTTTTGCGTAAAATTCTATGTTTTTGTAAACCATCGTTTCTCCTTTCGTAATTTTTTTGCTATAATGCTTTTGAGGTGATAACATGAAAAATAGAATTATGAGAAAACTGGAATTTGGCAAATACACATCGCTTGAAACTGTTGCCGGATGGTTTCCAGGAAAATCAATCGAATCTGTCGGAAAGTCGATTGATTTGCTAGGGAAACTTGGGTTTATAGAAGCATCTGACGATCTTGACGGTATATCCCTAAGAACTCTTTCTTCACTGCAAGATTTTTTAGAATATCAGCGAAAGAAATTCTTTGAATATTCCATTGGTGTATCAGCTATCATTATTGCAATAGAATCTTCAATAAACATATTCCGAACACTGTTCCGCTAATCCCTGTAAATACTCCGAGAAAAAAAGCGGGTTTCGCTATTTGCCTTGCGGAAAGTAATATATATTCCTGTGCCAAAGGATTTTCCCAGAACTGCATGCCAAATTTTATTAAATCTATGGCATGCTCTTCTTTTGTTTTCTTTTCCATCCCTCACCTCTGCATTATTTGTAGTAAGAAGTTACGAAAAAATATTGACATCCGACGTAATTTGTTCTATTATTCAAGTAACCACACAAGATAATAGAAAACGGAATAATATTCGTTCGTACATTATTACTACCTATGTTTTTATATTACCATACATTTGTACGAACGTCAATATATTTTTCGTAATTCTGTACTACTTTTTTAAGAAAGGTTTTTCCATGAATATTTACGAAAGAATCAAGGAATTGTGCAAGAAAAAAGGTGTCGCTATTAAAGAAATGGAGATAGCCGTAGGAATCGGAGAAAAGAATGCTAACAAATGGAAGACAAGAACACCATCTGCGGAAAGTCTATTAAAGCTATCCGAATACTTCGGTGTATCTACCGATTATATATTAACCGGGGAAGATAATGGAGTGTCTAAACAAGATTATTATTTTGACCAAGAGATAGCAACTATTGCACAGGAAATAGCAAGACACCCGGGCATGAAAACATTATTTGAAGCTTCTAGGAGTCTATCTGATGAAGATTTGCAGTATGTAAATGATTTAATCAAAAGATTCAATGATAAATAATAGGAGGGAACTATGGAAGAAAGAGTTAATATTATCTATCACCCTTTGCCGCTATCAATAAGGGGGTTCGTAACCCAAACATTCGACGATAACGGAGAACCATTTTACACCATCTGCTTGAATACCGCATTTAATGCAGAAGTGCAATATCGGACTTTCAGACACGAGATAGCACACATTGCTCATAACGACTTCGACAGCGACATGCCAATCGGAGAGATTGAAGCTATTAGACATTTAATTTAGGAGGTATACTATGAGATGGAAAAAAGCCTTAACGTGGGCTATGACTGTTTTTATATCATTCTCTGCTGGATACATGACAGCATATCCAGAAACAGATGTAACAAGCCAGATTGATGATAAAGTTGTTGAATCTGAAACTATAAAACTAAACCGTCCGAAGATAGAAAACATATCTAGTGATGCTTGGGGAATTTCACTAAATTGGAGTAGTATAAAAAACGCGGATCACTACTCAATATATAGGGGGACAGAAAAAGACTCTTGCGTATGGGAACATGATACATACGATGAGAGTTATAAAGATACAGATGTAGAAGTTGGTCAAAGATATTACTATAAGGTCCAAGCAGTCAGTCGTGATGAGAGTTTTGAGAGCAGCAGACTAAGCAAATGGAGATCTGCTAAAATTGAGTGGGAACCTATACCACAATATAATGTTTGGAACGAAGAAGATAGCTACAGCGACTATGCCGAAGAAACTGTGTATGTAACAAATACTGGTTCTAAGTATCATAGGTACGGGTGTCAATATTTAAGCCAAAGCTGCATTGCAATAGATCTAAGTGACGCAAAAGCGCAAGGATATACAGCTTGTTCAAGGTGTTGGTGATATGGAATACATAAGAAAAACATTTACCTTTGAGGGTAAACGGTACACTGTCAGAGGAAAAACTGAAAAAGAAGCCATTATGAAGATGGCGAATAAACTGCGGGATTTGGAAGAAGGTAGCGTTGTCATATCGGGGAATACTTCGGTAAAAGATTGGGCATTGAAGTGCGTGGAAACATACAAGACCAACCAAGCTGATTCTACAAGAAAAACCTATTTGGAAAAAATGAATTCTGTCATTTTTACGAAAATTGGAAGCAGGACACTAAAATCAATAAAACCTTTTGACGTGCAAAACGTGATGAATTCTTTGCAAGGCTACTCGAAAGCCTACATATCCGATATTTATCAAATGCTTAGGTTTATTTTTTCAAAAGCAAAAACAAACAAACTGATTGCTGATGATCCAACGCTAGATTTACAGAAACCAAAAGGAACAAAAAAGAATCGTCGTGCGCTTACAGAAAATGAAGAATACCATTTTCTAAAAGTGTGCGAGGAAAGTGACAGGTTTTTGGTGTTCATGTTAATGTATTATTGTAGCTGCAGAACGTCCGAAGCAATCAACATTATGGGAAAAGATATTGTAGCGATTACAGAAAACGGAGAGAAGTACAACGTATTGCATATAAGGGGAACAAAAAGCGGAAATGCTGACAGAAAGGTCCCTCTTCCGGATGTTTTATACCAACGAATAAAAAACACGCCTAAATTCAATTACGTTGCAACTGACACAAGAGGTAACAAGTATACAAAATCAAGCCTTAAATGTGTGTTAAATGCTCTACGGCGCGAAATGAACATCTCAATGGGGTGCAAGGTTTTTCGGAACGAACTTATTCAACCGCACCCTTTGGCGGATGATTTTGTTCCATACTGCTTGCGTCACACCTATTGCTCAAACCTATGCAAAAAAGGAGTGGATATAAGAGTTGCGCAATACTTGATGGGACATTCGGACATCAGATTGACAGCAAACATATATACACATACGGACAACTCTGCTATTGTGGATGCAGCAAAAAAAATGAGTGTGTGACACTTGGAGTGACACTATAGAGTACAACAGTTGAAAAATAGCCATTTCTTACCGCGTTCGCAACGCAGAGGTCAAGGGTTCGATCCCCTCATCGTCCACCATAACAAAACCCTTGGAATTTCAATGTTTCCAAGGGTTTTTTCTTGACTTATTTTTGTAAATAATTTCAAATTTTAAGGCAAAAAAGGTGCTGTTTAGTGGTATTTGGTGTGACACTCGGTGTGACACTTTTTGATTGGCATTTTATAAAACAGAAAAACCACCGGCAAGCGGTGGCTTTCTGTGAAGTGTGTGTATACGTGAAAAGCACGTGTTTTATATACCTATTATATAGCAGATTCGTTTATGCGTCAAGAAAATACTTTGCTACTTTGTATTTCTTCCCATCAACGTCATTGATGAAGTTATCCGACATGCTGTAATAGAATTCTGTGTCTTCAGACATACCCACCATAGCCGCTGTGTCGTGATAATCGTTGTAGCACATATTCATCACCATGTACCATGAAACGCAATCAAAATCGCTTCTTTTTGCGCTCACAAATGAAACGATTGTTTCCATCGACCATTTTTCGCCATACGGACGCATGCTTCTGACGATCTCTTTTGCCTTTTCATCGCAAATATGGTACGCCACTGCGCCAATCTCATCCATGATACTTTCATAGCATGCAGGGTCGTATCTTTTCAATCGTTCCATTCCGTTATTGATTGCATGGTGAACCCTATCCCATTTCGGCTCTTCCTTGCGCGAAATAAGACTAATCAATTCCATGTATTCCATTACTGAATCCTTTCTACCGTCACGATTGCGTTATTGACTGTGGCTGATGCAGACAGTCTGAACGACAACGCAGCTTCTGTTCCGATGTTGTTTCTTACAGCCCGCACAATATCCGTAACGTTGAGCGTGATAAGGTCTGTTGCTGCTGCCGATGTCGCCCCGGCTGCCGCACCTGGGATAGCAACGCCGTTGTTATACATCTGCAAAGTAATGTTTCCGGCAGCTACACCAGTAATATTAAACATCGCGTCAATATCATACGCGCCGCATTTGTTTAAGTTGATGCGGTTATTCGTCATTGCTGTGTTGCAATTCGTATTGAAGATGAGATTCAGCGGAATATCCGTTCCGGCTGTTACTGCTGTCGCAGTTGTGATGTTTGCTTTTAACATTTTCATTCCTTTCCAAGACAACGGCGGGGAAACCCCGCCGATTCTTTAACCTATCGTTAAACTAAAGTCGTCCCGGTCATTCCATTGCACCCATAGGCGATCGGTGCCATGTAATAACCATACGGATTCGTTTTCGGAATGCCGCATAATGCAGTCTGAAGCTGCAGCTGATTGATTTGGTTCTGCATATCAGCAATTCTGTTTCCAGTGATGGCATCTAAGATTTTCTGTGTCTGTTCTGTCGTGTTTGCATTGATTGCCGCGGTATTGATTGCACCATTGTAGTTTACGCCGTCAATCGCTCTCTGCGTCTCGCAGCAACACTGCGAAATCTGATTTTGTGTCGTGCCGAAGTTACGAAGCGTTTCGTATCCAAGATTGGAAAGTCCGTTCTGAAGACCCATGTAATCAGCCTGCAAGCTGTCACCCAATCTACCGACTGTGTTGTCAAGGTTGTTGAAGTTCATAGCATTGCAAAGCCCTGCTTCTGTGACCGGAGAACCTTTTGCCCCGCCGAAACCAAACCCGCCGCCACCGATGAGCAGAAGAATCAGTAAAGCGAAGACCCATAATCCGGAACCGCCGCCACCGAGTGCGTTTGTATCCTTGCCGGTAACTGCGCTGATGTCAGCTAAAGAATAATTTTCCATGATAATACTCCTTTTCTTTTATTTATAAAATTGCAATTTTATCGAAGCATGCCAAGAATCATATCAGGGTTTATGCCCATTTCGTTGCATTTCTGATAAAAAACCTCTTGTGGGTTTTTACCGTTTACCATATCCATAACCTCTTTGATTCTTGGGTCGTTCATTTGACTAAGCGCAGACATCGGGTCTTTTGCAGTCTGCATGATTTGTTTTATTTGACCGATTGCTGGTGCGATCTGTGTCATTTGTAGAATAGGATTCATTACTCTACCCCCTTATCTGCGAGCGACTTTTTGATTGTTTCGGATAATTCCATGATCTGCGCCTTTAATTCATCTAATTCCGCATGATTTACAATATCAGCTTTCGGTTCTTGCACTTCCACAAAATCAAAAGCCTTTACCGTAGAGAATCCGGAAGCGTCGGACGTTTTCAAATAGAATCTAGGTCTCGTAGAATCCATCAGTATGACTTGTTGGTTCGGGAAAATTCTATAAGCGTTTGCGCTCTCTATTCCATTGACATATTGAATGCCCTGTGTGTTGAACATGATTTTCTCCTTTTTTCTTTTATTCTGACACGCATACGCCAATGAGACAATTTACGAAAAAGGTACAAAAAAGGCATAAAAAAAGAAGGGGTCAGAATCGACCCCTTACAATACTTTCCCTATTTTCCTGTTTACACGTTGAGAATATTTCCTTGCTGTGTCTGCTGATATGTTGAGTGCTTCGGCGATTGCTTCTAAGGGAATCCCTCTTGACCGCATCTCAAATACTTCAATCTCTAAGTTGACAAAATTGCAATTTTCACGAAAGAAGTCGAGTTCCGGCTTTGTGAAGCCACATACCCGCATGTTTTCTCCTATTCTTTTATCTCTTTCTTTACCTGTTCGTAGACAGCTTCAATAATTTTGTCTAATTCGTCAGCAGAGACATTGATTTTCAGTTCTTGCAGCTTATTGGAAACAAACTGCAAGACCTCTGCTTTTTTCTTTTCGCCTGTCTCAGACTGCATCCACTGTTTCGCCCATCTGACTGAAACTTCCGTCCAGTACATGATTGTTTCCTGCTTTTCTTTGCTCATTTCAGCCTTTGCAGTCTTCCATTTTGCCGTCACAAGCGGGACTAAAACGCCTGTGATAATCAGTGTGCATAAGCTAATAATTACTTCCGTCCAGTTTACCATGTTACTCATCCTTTCCCTTTACCTTAATACCAGCCAATAACGCCAATTCAATCGTCCATGCGCCAAACCATGCAACGGTCAGCGCATCCGGCACTGTCTTGTCCTTATAAGACAGCACCAAAACAACGACGGTGTACCAAATGATATTGACCATCGCCGCTATAACAAACTTAGTTCTTTTCTTCATGGCTCACTCCGTTCTTTAACTCCATGTGATAGATACGTTTTTCGTGGTTTTCAATTTTTCTATCCTGTTCATCGTTGTGATCCCATAAGCGCTTACGGGACAGACTGGCATGCTCTGTCTCTTCCTTGAGGTCGTCCTTGATCTTCTGCATATCGTCTTTCAGTCCCTTTACTGATTCGTTTAATGATGTGATGCTTTTTGTCAATTCCGTCACGCCACTTATTAACGGTCGCGCCAACGCCCAAAAAAAACCGAACAGGCTGCCCAATGCGACAACTAACATGCCAAGAAAATGTGCTGTATCCATAACTAAATCTCCTTTATATACTCTCTGATTCCCTTGATTCTTGCGTAGCCCTTATCGGTTTTTAGCCACGTCCCTTGCGGAATTCCGGTTACATACTCGCCCTTTTTCAGCTTTCCTGCTTTGGGTGCTGTAAGCGATGCCTTTTGTCTGATATTGACCGTAGAAAGCACTCTATAGGTCTTTTCTGCGACTTTCGGACAATAAATGAACCCCTGCAGCTTGTATCCGGTAAAGTATGTGTACGGCGGTTTTAAGGTCATTGTGCGGAACCGAAACTTCTTGTAACCGCTCTCGCCAATTACAATGGAACCGTCAGACTTGATATCCTCGACAATAGCAACATGCCCTTTGCCCTGCGCCTCGCCACCGACTTTCGACCAACAAATAACGGCTCCAAGTCGTGGCGTATCGCCGCGATCGTAGCCGTCCTTGATGTTCTTATACCAGTTTCCCGCATTGCCAAGAGAAAGCTTCGGTGCTTTGCCGATAATTTCATACCATCTGCCCCAAGCATACGCTGTGCAGTTTGGCAGTCCGTACCCTGCGCTGTGGAACGGATTTTTCCTCGTCCACAACACGTTATTCGGTGCGGGTGCCTTTAACCTTGGTTTGTACATATCTTCTCCTTTCTAGTACGGACTGTGTTTCGCCGTACTAAGCGCCAAAAATATTGCCCTCTTCTGCGCAGTACTGAATCCGCTGTTTTGATTAAAAAAGGACACAATTTCGTCTTTGCTGTAGCTTCCGTTTCCGTTTGCGTCTATGACTTCTGCCACTTGGTCTAATTGATCAGGTGTAACGCCTGATTGCTTTAGCCAAGTTGCACGCTGAACGGCTCGTTCTGATGTCATAACTGATGCCACATCCACAGATTGACCATTATCGAGCAAAGCATATGCTTGACCGATAGACTTCTTGTACCCACTGTCCTTAACGATGGTTTTTGCAGTGTTTACATCGTCCAATGTAACACCACGTTTCTTTAATTCTGTTGCATCATCAATCGCACTTTGAGATGTCATAGCCTTTGCTAATTCCGGAGATTTTCCGCTTTCCAAGAGTGCATACGCCTTGGCAACGTTGCTGTCGTAGCCTTGCACGATGCTCTTTGCCTCTGCATAATCTTCTTTGCTGATGCCAAGTTTCTTGAATTTCTTTTCATAGCTTTGCTTCTGCTGTGTATTCATTTGCGTTTCATATTCCGGATTCTCTTGATACGCAGAAACAGCCGCTTGCGTCCTTTGGCTTGCGCTGCGGGCTATCTCATTCTTCTGTTCTCTGATGGCTTTGATTTGACGATCTTTTTCTGCCTTCGATATACCGCTAGACAAAATCTCACGTTCTTGCTTAGACAAGTCGGATAATTCCTGCTGAATAGCGTTGTATGTCTTATTCTCGACATACGCTTGACCTTTTTCGCCAGTCAAGATGTTTTCATCATTCGCTGCACGTTCTGCTTTTTCCTTGTTGTCGTAAAAATCAGAAACAACGCCAGATGAAAATCTAGGGTCTGCGGTAAACCTGTTGATGAATGGGTCTATTGTAGCACCTTTGATTCTTTCTCCTATACCCTGCAGCTGCGGGTCAGTTACCGCTTGACCTACTTGCCCTAAATACCCTCCGAAACTGTCAAGCAGATAATCGACTTTCATCGGACTTTTTAAGGTTTCGGATGGTATTCCAAGGTTATTCGCTACATTTGCGATCCACTTTGCAAGTCCGCTTGTCGAGTAGTCATATTGAAGCTGCGGCGAAACATTTTCAAGATTTCTCGGAACGATAGAACGTCCTGCAAAGTCCTTGTTCTGCGGCAAATTTAGGAAAAGCGGGGAAAGAACATTGTCTGTAAGCGGGTTAGGCGGAAGAAAGTTTGTTTTTAACGTTTCCGCGTATCCGTTCCAAGGGTTCGCGTCTCCGCTCAAATACCCAGCGACAACATCCATTGAAGAAGCAAATATGGATCCATACTCTCTATTGAGTGGGATTTTGATAAACGTCTTTGCGTTCCCGCTCTCATCAATCTCCCCCGCAAGGTTTGGAATACAGAAGTAGTTCTGTTTGGTTCTGTCGTTAAGGTCTTGATAATGCGGGTTTGACCAGTTATTTGCCATTAAAAGCGCATACGGAACGCCAACGACCTCAAGGCTCCTTGCTGCTGTTCTGACTGGATGTGCCTTGGCTGTTCTGACAAACTTGTCAATGCCTTGTACTGCCGCATTGAGGTAAAGCGTCCATGCGTCAAGGAATTTTGTGACCTCTCCGGCTCGTGAAAAGTTTACCGTTACTTCCGCTGATTCTGTCAATGCCCTTGCCACATCCCCATGCGCTTCCATAGACGACATAAACTCTGCAAATCTAGGTATGGATTCTGTTGCTTCACCGACAGCCCCAAGGACTGTTTTCATGCCCTCCCATATATTCTTGATAGGATTTTTACTTAAAGACAAATTCTTTTCAAAACCCTTATTCGCCTTGATATATCCGGAGGACTTACCGCCTAAAGCAAGGTATCTTTGCCACATATCGCCGTTTGTTGCCATTTCCTTGATGCCTCTGAACATATTCTTTGTCGTTTTGAGCATTCCATATTCAGATTGAATCAAAGCTGTAGGAATATCTCTTGCGGCATTCGATACGGCGAACAATGGGTTATATCCTGTAATACCGGCTTTTAATGGGTTCGTAAGGGACTTTCCGATGTTTGCAAACAACTGCATTTGCGGCGAACCAATGACATTATCCAGTTTTCCAAAAGCCTCCGCTAGGTCCTTGTTGATGTAGGCTGTGACTTTTTGACCATTTTCCATTGCGGATATGGTGTATACTTTGGAGTTTACTTCTTTCAACGCTTCTTGGTCCGCTAATGACAAAAACTCATCAATATCCGTTCCGCTGATTGGTGAAGTTTCGCTCTTAACGATACCAAATCTTTTGAGATTTTCGGGGTCTTTCCGTAGTGTGTCAATAACGCTTAGATACATGTCATTTTTTCGCGTTGACTTCACAAGCTGCTGAACCTGTTCCATCATTGCATCTTCAATCGGAACTCTGTCAAGCGTTGTACCGGCTTTGGCGCCCTTGGTTCCGGCATCAACGGCGAACTTGCTTCCGCCTACTCTAACGCCCTTGTCTTTCATAAAAGCAGGAACATAGTTCGGATATTTTTCAATCATGGCTTTCCATGCCTGTTCGTTCATTCTTCCGGTATCAACAAGCCAAGCATGGGTGAATTTCTGCCAATAGTCGTTGATGTCCTGTGTTATTTTCGCAAATTCCGGATGCTCTTTCAGTATCTCGTTTACGATTCTCTGCGATTCTTCCGCAGAAACGCTTCGATCAAGCGGCTTATCCTGTGCCCATCTCGCAATGTTATTGAGATTCTGCGCATAGACATTGAATTCTTTAGAGTTCTTAGATACTGGCATAAAAACGTCCTTGAATGAGCGGTTGTCTATGATATCGCCGTTTGGATTGACAAGTTTATTCGTGAAGATATATTCAGATGTTCCGCTTGCGCTTCTTGTCGCTTGAACCGCATCCGCCGCGCGTCTATCTCCGGAAGCCTTTGAAAGCCTGTCAATCTCATGCTGTTGGTTTACGGCAGCTTTGTAGAATTTATCAAACTTTCCGCTTGCATTTTCCATCGCCTCTTGAACAGTCTTAACGTCCGGATTGACAATTCCAAGGTTTTGTTTTCCTACAACATCAAAGCCACCAACCTTTGTTTCTTTGCCGGAAGGCGTTACTTTGACTTCTTCGGCAGCCTGTTTAATAGGCGGTTCCGGTTGAACAATTCTCCTGTTTGGCTTTCTAAGAGGGTTTCTATCCCTTAATTCGCTCAAACTTTGAAGATATCCGTCGGCAAATTCCTGTTGACCTCGCGAAAGCGAAAGATCTTCTCGTAAAAGTTTGTCTGCGATTTCGTCAGCGTTTTGATTGACTGCCGCATTACTTCCGTACTCTTTCAGTGCTTTACTGTACCAAGCATCATTATTTGATACGGTCTGTCGGTATCCTTTTCCGGTGCTATCATCAAGTATCGGAATGATGTTTGTTGTAGAGCCTTTTCCCTTATAATTCCGGATATAATCGGCTAATTTATCATGATTTTCTTGGTATACTCTGCCAAGTTCTGCGTCTAAGTCTTTGCTGAATTTTGCTTTTTCAGAAACGTTTTCAACAGTAGATTTTCTTGACTTAGTAAGTTCTACCCTAGGCTCGATTTTGACGTTTTCAGCCTGTTTCGCGACGGTTTTAGGCAATTCTATCTTTGGTGTGACTTCGTCCTTTACAGCCTGTTTTACGACTCTTGGAAGTTCTTTCTTGACAGCCTTTTTTGAGCCCTTTAAGGCTTTTACCACCGGAATTGCTTCCATGACACCGCCAGTAACCGCATTGATTCCGGCATTGACCGCCATGTCCTTGGCAAGTTCTTTGCCTTTTTTGCCCTCGCCTCTTGCCAAGCCTAAATCCATCGCAGTACCAACAGTAGCATCTGCGATTGCGTTCTTGGTAGCACTCTTTAAGACCTGTTTTGTCGCTTCCTCGCCGATTTTTTTTCCGACCTTGCTCGCAACGGCTTTTTCAGTTGCTTTTTTGCCCGCTTTAGTAGCAAGTACTTTTCCTGCAGCCTTTGTGGTCGCTTTTTCAGCTGCGCCATATCCAGTAGCATAGCCAAGCATTTCGCCTGCGATATTGCCTATTTTCCTAGCCTGCGCTGCGTTCTTTGTCGGCTCTACTTCAAACGGGTTAAACCTCGAGATTTTTTTGCTTGTTTCTTTCTGTGTTTGTTTTTTTCTGCCAGGAACATATGCTTGCGCAGCAGCATTTTTTATTTTTTTAGGTTTGTAGTTACCTTTTGGCGGCTTAGTCATTACGTCGCTTTCAGACAGTTTTTTGCCCGTTGCGATGCTGTATGCTGTGCCCGGAAGCGAGGAATTTACAAATCCCTCGCCCAAGCCAGTATAGAATTGACCGACTTTATCGTTCTTAAATCCGCCTTTTCTGTTGTACTCTGCTTTCTTCTCTTTGGCAATCTGATCTTGCACCTTTTGGCGTTCTGCGGTCGGCAAAAAGTCAGATTTAATGTCGCGCCAAAGCCAGTCGGCTTGCTGTTTGACCTTTTCCTTTAAGGTTTTTTTCTTCCTATCTTGTCCGGATTTCCCGAATTTCGATGCTTGGCTGTTTTTCATTGGCAAGGGAATATCGGTTCTCTTGACTTTTATATCGCTTTTCTTGATTTTACTGCCGAATTTCGATGCTTGGCTATTCGCCCTCGGCAGAGGAATATCAGTTCTCTTTGCCATGTAAAACCTCTATCGCTTCTTTGTTTTGCCTGCAAAACTTTGTGCTTGTTTGTATATTCCGGATAAAATACTGCTGCTGTTAGACTTGTTCGGAGTAGAACCCCAAACCCTGCTATAGTTTGTGCTGCTCGTGCTGCTAGGTTTCTTACTAGTCGTGCCATACGTTCTGTTACTCTTGTTATTCTTGTTATTCTTGCTATTATTTGTAACAGTGTACCCCATTGCCTTTGCCGCCGCAGCAGCCGCAGAAGAGTTATTGTAGTGCAGACGTCCGTCAGAATCCGTCCATACATAGTTCGGATTCCTCGCTTGAATGTTCGATGATACCCTATTATTCCACGCGTTTACCTTGTTCTGTTGCTGTTGCTGTAAATAGGTCTGTAGTGCAGATAACTCGCTATTGAGCAACTGTTCACGTTGATTTTTCAAGTCTTCCATCTGCATTTGACCATACCGCTCATCAATAGAAGATTGTCTAGCTTGGAGTTGAGACATAAGGTCAGCTAGGTTTCCTTGGTACTGACTTCCAAGCTGCGCCAATGCCTCTTGCAATGCCGCATCATTGCGCGCCAATCCGGACGAATAGGCATTTAAGATGCTGTTCAATGCTGTTTCACTTGCCCCGCCTGTGATTCCTCCGGAAGACAACTGTTCAGCGAGTTTGTTTTTATTCTGCCGGTATGCAATGTACTGCTGTCTTGCCGCATCACTAGCCGCTTGATTCGCTTGGTTTACCCCTTGGTTATATACGTTGCTAAGCTGACCCATGCTCGTATCGTAGGAACGCTGAATTCCATTCAAAGCCGCATCCCATTGGTCTTGTATTCTTTGATCTGGTTTCAAACTATCATAACCAATAGGATTGATTCTTCCGCTTGATAATGCGTTATAATATCCTTGAATTACATTGTTTTTATTATTGACCAAGCCACCAGCCAAATTACCGATAATTCCTAATCCAAATCCACCCGAAGACGTTCCTCTTGATGGAGAACCACCCGAAGGTGTTCCACCCGAGCTTCCTGTTTTATACAGCTTTCTAAAAGTTTCGTTTCCGACAGTATTTCCGTAAGAGTTTGACCCTCCAGTCGCTTTTTTATAAGCCGAAAGTGCCGCAGATGTGTTTTTACCCCATATGCCGTCAGCACCGCTCTTACCGACATTGTATCCGGAGTTTATCAGTGCATTTTGCATTTTTCTGACTTCCGACCTACTCATGTTATTTTTGTTGTAAATTTTAGATGCCATCTTATATCCCTTTCTAAAATTTTTTTATAATCGTGTCAGCTTTTGATGCCAAAAACGTGTTATATATAGATAACCCCGAAACACAAAGATTTTGATGCGTCTGAATCTGATGTGATAGATTAGTTCATCACATATCGTCAGAAGATTTACCAAATTGTGTTTTCGGGGTTATTCTAAAATTGAGTGAAATACTCACCATCTGCCAGTCCTGTCGGCATACCTGCCTTGATGCAAACATATCTCTTGACACCGTCTGTGTAGTAATAGTTCTCATAGACCTCCATTCCCACTTTGAACACAATCGGCTTATCCGCCGTACCCTCTGCGTTAGGGTCTTCCATCTCAACCCATGTGATAGCTCCACCAGCTTTTGCTTGATGCGGAACCCATTTATATCCGGGTCTTGGTGTGACGATAGACGGCTTTTCCTCAATAGTGATGCCTACCTGTTCGACAATGTTGAGTGTTGTCTTACCAGCTCTAATAGCCTCTTTGATTGCTTCGAATCTTTTCATCTGTCTGCTATCCATTGATTCCCACCTCTTTCTCTAAATCGTCCAAAATAACGTCAACATCACCGACTGGCGGTTTCATAAAATCTTCGATTTGTGCCTTTGCGTTTTCCTCATAGGACAAATTCTTATTAGGAATAAACGGCTCGTATTGGTGAACATGAAACAGTGAATCGTTTCTGTCATAAATGTGGTATCCGTCGTCCTCGATTACATAGTATAAGTCTTTTTCCATTTTTAATCCTCCAAACACAATATTTTCTCTCTGACAAAAAAGTTGCTATATGAACCATTCCCTCCGTCATTAACTCTTGAATACGCAGCTAAAAGAGTTAATTTTCCCTTATACATTAAAAGGGCTCCAGAACACTGATAGTATGGTGCAATTATACTATTATCAAACGTGTTTCCTGATTTTATCTCTGCAAATTGTGGAGAATTTATTTGAAGATACATAAAGTGATTATCATCTATTAAAAAAGGAATATTCTGTAATTGTTCATAATAAAATGGGATTTTAGCATAAAAATCTTTAGTAGCGTAATCACTCCAAGACGTTCCATTAAATCGCTTGAAGAAATACGTTTCTTCTGATTGTATAGTATTTGCGTTATACAGTGCGTATAAGTAGCCCTCTCTAACACCATACAGAGTATTGATGTTGACAAAAGGGGAACTGCTTGTTACAAGCGTGATTGAGGAGCCATCAAATTTGTAATGATGGAAAGCACTTGTAGTTATTGTTGATCCAGAAGTTCTAATAAAAAAGTGCAAATTACCAGAAAACTCTATTGCCCCATAGACATCATATGTCACAGTTTGAATAGTCGCTACTTTTGTAAATGACTTTGTATTTGAATTAAATTTCCAAATTTCTCCATTTGGAACTGATGAACTGTAATACCTATAAATTATATACAAACTATCTTTGTATTTGCAAAAATAACCAAGTGGACTACTATTATAAGGCATATTGCATACAACTTCATATCCTTTTTCATCAAATTTTACAAGTTGGTCTTTAACTGGACTTTTTGAATTATCATGTATCATCCCATACAAATACCCATCAAGCTCAACAGGTTTTCCGTAATATTTGCTTTTTGCATTGTATAAAGGCTCAGATTTGGGTGGAGTTGGGATTTCTCCAACATTCAGCCAAGATTCCTTGATTGTGAGCTTTATGTCCTTTAATACTGAACCGTCTATTGTTATGTTCTGACCGCCTCCGCCGCCGCTTGCGTTGAACCATGTATCCATCTATCTCACCTCAATCTTTACTTTTAATACTTCTTCTAATGGGTCAAACGTCATTGATACTTCTCCGTTCGTTACAGAAACAGTTTCCGGTGCAACCTTATACTTATTCGTATAAATATCAATGGTTGAATTTTCTGTGATTGCTGTATTCTGAAACGCAATACTTGTACCGCCGACTGGAATCGTTCCAATATTGACACTCGGCACCCTTGCTTTTTTATTCAACTCTGCCGTTGTGTCGTTCGGAAGTTTTGAAACTTTGTTCTTGTCTGTGTCTGTATAGTCATTCTTGGATAGATTTTTTCCTGCAACTTTGTCGACCTTGTTTTTCAGGGCGTCTGTGGTGTTGTCAGGCAGATTATCTACTTTTCCTTTGTCCGTATTGTTATAATTATTCGCAGACAATCCCATTCCATCGACTTTGTCTACCTTTGTGTCAAGACCGGCTTTCAGTTGAGAAGTCGTTGCATAATCTCCACCTGATGCCTCTCTCGCTTGTTCCATGTAGTACTTGGCGTTGTCAACATCTTCACCCTCTCTTGTTCCTGTACCGCCTTTTGTATAGGACTGCGCCAAAATAGCGGAGTTGTCTGCCGCGTTTGCTCTTTGATTTGCTATCGTTGCGGCGTTCCCTGCGCTTGTTGCGCTTTCCGAAGCCGCATCTTTAGAAGCCGCCGCAGATTCTGAATAGCCCTTAGCCGACTGCTCAAACGTGCTTGCGTTGTTTGCGCTTGCCTCTGCCGCTGTCGCGCTTCCTGCCGCTGAATTTGCGCTTCCTGCCGCAGCCGAAACGTATCCCTCTAAGGTTGACACTGCCGCAAGCGACAAATGGTCTAATGTGATAGAGTTCGGTTTCACGCTGATGCTTACAGAATATTTCGGGTCTTCCGTAACGGAAATCGTATCGGAGCCATTAAAGGTGTATACGTTCAGTAATGATGTGACATCGGTTTGCGTATAGGTTCCGTCTTGATTCGTTATCCGAAGATATGTTTTTCCGTCAATTTCCATTAACTCGAAACTGGCGGGAATCTTTTCGAGGTCGGTATCAATTTCAGTTACAGTTCCGCTCTTTGTAGTGATTTTGAATTTTCCGTCTCCCTTTGTGAAGCTGATAGCCTCAACTAAATCATTTGTTTCTTCGGATATCTTCGCATCAGTCTCTGTCTTTGTGTAACGGGATGCAATGTCATCTGCGATGCTGTCAAGCCCAAGAGTTATCAATAAATCGACTAGTGCATTGTGCTTATCCATATTCAGCTGCGGAAATTTATCGAAAGCGTCTTTGTTCTGCTCTACGGTTCCGTTTAATCTTCGCCCCGGATTGGACTTGACATAGGTCGCGTTCCGCTCGCTTTGAAGTATTTTTACGTCAGATAGTGCCATGCTCTACCCCCTGTTCTTACTAAAATTGCCTACTGTATAGGTCTTTGTTATCTTTAGAATACCAAACGGTTCATAAATCGTGTTGTTTTCAACCACAATTTGAAGCCGCTTGTACTTCTTTACTTTCTTATTGAAAAAATCGTCCTGCGCTGTTTCATTGCTGCTGAATGTGAATCGTTCAAAATCCACTGGATCCCATGAAAAAATATCAGCATAGAATATTCCAAGCTTGCTTTCTCTTTCTCCATCAGCAATCAGCGTGACTTCGGCTGATGTTCTATCATATGGCAACAACGTGAGCAAAGTTCCTTTTTTATTTAGTGTCTTAAAATACTGCGGCATACCATCATCGTCTAGCGTAGTAGCCCATCTGCATGGGATCGCGACTCCGTCTGTGAGTATCTTTTCTCCTAATGTTGTTGTGCTCAATACCCCGTCGTCACAATACGCGGTCTTATCCTGGATGTCTGTATTGAATTTACATAGAACACCGTCTGCGGTACCAAACCACAACTCGTTTTCGTAAACATGGAAACAAGTCGCGGGTATGTTATCCCAATAGTAGCACTCATACGAATAATTTGTTGTATTGTTTGTATCATTTGCCCTTTGACGCCCATCTAGCACATACGCGTGATTATTGACAGCCAAAATGTAATACCGTTTCCACACAATAGCACAAGCTTGCTCCAGGTTCTTCTCCGCTATCAATTGTTTGTCAATGTAGTATGAGCGGTTTCTCAGTACGTTGTCAGTCGTTGCAAACACATTTGTGATTGCAAAGATTCCGTTCCGCGTGAGAAACAGCGGGTCATCACCCAATGATGCAAATGTCTTTGGCGCGATACCGCCCTCTCCACCCATTGTCGGCTTGACAGCGAAAAACGTCTCTCCGTTTAACGTCTGTCCGTATGCCAAATATACCGTTGTCTCTGTGTTGGCATCACCTTTTACAACAGCTAGGTACGATGAGTATGTGTGAAGCCCTACAATGTCATTGCCATCTTGACCGGCTACAAAGTAATTGTTGTCTGGCCAATAAGTAGGGTCCTTGATGCCTGTGTAGTAAACCCTGTTTTTATTCACGCCGCCTACAGCAAAAATTCTATCTGTTGTGGAATATCCGTAGGCTTTTGTGATAAAGGTCTTTAATAGGTCAACTCTTGCTTCTTTGTACTGCCCTTTATGTATGACTGTCTCAACTCCGTTGATAGTCTCTTTGTGATCTTCTTTTGCGTCAAAATTCTCAAATGTGATCTTGACGTTGTCTTGTCCTACAATAACCGGTGCATGCACAGCCTTAAACGTGATTTTAGGCGCGCATACAGTAAAGTCCACAGTGTTCCCAAGTACGTCTCTGCCCTTTAATACTTTTGTCTCACCGATAGTGTAGTCTGTGTCTTTCGCTTTGACCTCAAATTCTCCGTCAGCGTTCATAACCTCGACTTTGATAGAATCGGCTACGATGTACTTGTAAAAGTCGCTGTCAGCCAATTTTTGAGGCACAAGGGAATAATCTTTTGCTGAACTATTCCCTAAAAATGAGAATGTTCGTTTCGGCGTCAAAAGATTGACGCCCTCAAGAGCCACACCGCCTGTTCCGTCCGGATTTCTTGATATGGACGCATCCGGAATCTTTGCTGTGCCTGCGGCTATAACGTCCTCTGCCGCTAGGTCTTTGAATTTATACAGCTTCGCATTGCAGAACGAATATACGGTATCGTCAAAAAGAAATAAGTCCGCGCGATCTAATTTATCGTATGAAACTAACGTAACAATCGTTTCAACACCATTCTTATCATAAATCGCATAGATGCCCTTGGATGCAATTACATACTTCACAGAGCCGACTTTTTCTTTGTGCAGCATAATCTTTTCGATTTTCCCTGCGTTCGGAATTGTCGTTACTTTTCTCCATCCGGTACGTTTAATCGGATTCCCGCCGTTATCGGATATTAGATTTACCATATCCGGACTTCTACGTCTGTTTACTTCTGTACGGTCTCTCGAAAAATCTGCGCCTCTTAGATTTTCATAATATGTATGCTTGTAAGACGGCTGTGCAGGTATTTTTAGCTTCATAATCTCAACCCCTGTCCGATGGTGATTCTCCTCGTCGAGTAACATGCTTGCTTGATCTGATTCATCAAATCGTCATACTCGTTGTAGTAATACGTCGCTTTTGTCAAATCATCGTCAAGCCATACATAATGCGATGCTAGAAGTTTGATTAAAGGCTGAACAATAATCGGTAACTGAATCTCGAAATCATCTTCTGTATCTTCTGTGATATCTGTTATCACTGGAAGCGTCCATTCTTCTTCATCGGTCGATAATTCTGCCTTGAAATATGCCTTTAACGGCATGACTACCGTCGTATTGATTACATGGATTGCATGGTTCGTAGCGTTTCTCACAATAGACGCATACTCCTCCATTGCAGAATCGTCCTCAAAGCCAAGGTCTCGAATCTGTTTTTTTATTTCTCCCCACGTCATAGCTTTCTCCTAAAAAACAAAGGGGGCATTTCTGCCCCCCACTAAGTTACGGCAACTCAATAACGGACATAGACGCCTTTGTCGAGGACGGAACAATCAAGATGTAGTCCTTGTCCTCGCCGGATACGTTCTTGTATCTGCCATCGTCCAGTCTGATTGCCGCTGTCTTTCCGGCAGCAACCGAAAATGCGTCAAGGTCTTTTACTCCTTGAATGCCGTTTCCCTGTTTAACAGTAACAGTAACGGCAGCAGAAGCGTCCGTATTCTGCACTAAAACAACTCTTTTCCAGTCACCGTTTACTGCCGGCACTTGAAAACCATCGGTCGTACCGGCTGTAAAGGTTAAAGTTCCCCATTCGTTAAGGGTTAATTTGTCAGATGTGATTTTTACTTTTGCCATTTTCTATACCTCCTATACCCACTTGCCTACGATCAGCTCTTTCGGTCTTGCGATGATGCCATCATACAAAATGAATCCCTTGACTGCGTCGATAAACCCGTTTTCCGGTCTGTACGGCTCGATGTGCGTCATCGGATTTACAAACGCAATCGCTCTGTTGGTCTTCAGCTGTACCATGTAGTTTCCGGAAGAATCTTTCGCGCAGTTGTTGGATTCCTTGATCGTGATACCATTGTACTTGCCCACAACGCCGTTTTTCATCATAACAGAGTTATCGGTATCAAGGTGTACATACGCCTGTTTCAAAAGCATAACGTGTTTCGGAGGAAGCGTCAGCGTAATGTTGGACGTTCTCTTTACATCGTTTTCCAGTAATTTAACAAGCATGCTGTCGATTGTTTCAAGAATGTTGTCCTTTGTGATGGTGGTTGCCGCAGAATTGAAAACAACCGCCTGTTTGTTTAATGACATATTCGCAACGAACCTATCCATTTCGTCCGCCAAGCCTTCGGAAGTTTCTTTGGCAAGGGCTTCCATTAAGCCGCCGACCGCCTGTCTTTTATCAATATCACCTACTCCGTAATCAAAGTATGCTACCTGATTGATGTTAAGAGTGATAGACTGATCTGCGACCTCTTCTGCTCCGGTCAAAACAATCTTCTTACCTGTCTGCGTCTTGATTGTTGGTTTACCTACGCCGAGAATTCTTACCGAATCGCCTTTCTGCTTAACTTCTCCTTCATACTGACGATTGGTGTCAGCCACGAACACGTGATCTCTCTCGATGTCTCTGTTGATTGCTTCCGCCCATACTGTTGGAATAAAATTTTGATATGACATTTGTTATTTCTCCTTTACCATTTGCTCATTGATTCGCGGATTTTGTCATAATTCGCTTTCACTTCCGCCGGAGACATCGCTTCAACTTCCTCACGCGTGTAATAATCGCTTTGAGGCTTGTCGGCTGTTGATACGTTCCCGATGACGGGCGGTTTCTTGGGCGTTGTGTTGCCTTTGTACGTCATCATCATTTGAAATGCCTGCTCTGCGCCCATCTCGCCCATTGGATTGAATCGGAACGCTAAATATTCCGGTCCTAACTCGTCAATGGACTTGACTTCGGGGTGTGATTTCTGAATCTCTGCTAAATCCGCATCCATTTGTGCTTGAGCCTGCTGCTCTAATAGCTGCTGCTCTAAATTTGCGTTTCTGTTTTGGAGTTCAGCAAGCTGCTCATGCATCTGCTGCTCTGCTCGGACTTCTTCAAGCGGTCTTTGTGTTGCGTAAGCCTGCGCCTGCAGCGACTTATCCTCGCCATCAAAAAACAGCCCTAAAGCATCTTCATACTCTTTGGACTGTCTCTGTGCTTCGGCTAATTGCCGCGCAAGCTCTTCGTTGTGTCTGCGCATCTGTGCAAACGCTGCATCCTGCTCTGTTCTGACCGGTTCGGCGACTTCCGGCTCTTCTTCGCCTAAAGTTTCCACTTCGTTGTCCGGTTCGGCGACTTCCGGCTCTTCTGCGCCTAATCCCTCTTCTTGAGAGACTAAAGTTTCAAATTCCATACTATTTCTCCTTTTTAAATATTAAAAAACAGCCTGTTGGGCTGCTTCTTGACTGAATAATTGTTGTTGTACGAGTGCGATCGCATCCTCTTGCGGAATTCCTTGAGACATTAAGTCTAGCACTTGTCTTGCGAAGTTTTCTCCGCTTTGTGCTTGCTGTTTCTGCATCATCGCTTCGCGCTTTGCAAGCATTGACCTTAATTTCCCTTTAGGAACCGAGCCGTTGTCCGGCGCGAGGTCTGCATATTCCTCCAAGGATAACTGCTGACGGTCGAACATGTTGTCAAGCCACTGCTGTTCGGAAAGCTTCGTCCATTGGTTATCCTGTGAAACGTCAATCCTAACCGTAGGCTTCAGATCTTGCAACTGCTGTTGGTCGATTAAAGTCTGCACTTCTGCGCCCATATCGTTTGTAGAAGTTACTTCGATTCCCTCCGGATGGTAGGCAACCCACATATCAAACCATAAGAGCGCCACATCTTCAACAAACTGCTTATACCTAGCGACATTTTCGTTTAATGTTACCTGTGCGCTGTCTCTGACTGCGATAATCGCTTGCCCTGATGCCTGTTCCGGATTGACATTACCCATAGCGTAATCACTGGCACCGGCAAGATCTTTTGTGATTTGCAATAAATCGTTTTGCAGACTATTCGCATCGCTTGATATGTTTGTTGCGTTGAGGTAGGAAACTTGTTGTGAAACAGACTGTGCACCGCCGCCGCTGACCTCAATCGGCTTTCCAACTGTGTCTAAGTCCTCCGGATTCTGAACGGTCGAAGAATCATAGGCAATTCTAGGGAACGCACAAAGCTTGACTGTGATTGCGCGTCTTGCAGCTGTCTTATTTAACTCCAGTTGGTTTGGAATCAGTTGAGCGACTTCCGAAACACCTCTAGCGTCATAAGGAATCGGTCTCCAGATCATTGAACAAATCGGGTACGAATGCAGTCCGGTAACGTCTCCTTGGATTGCATGCATCGGTTCGTAAATGCACTGTGCAGTAGAACGTGCGACTTTTACAATCCCGTTCTCTTTTGTCATGTAAAGAAGCGATGTGACCTTATTGGAAACCTCATAGTTATTCAATATAACACCATCGTTTGCATTTGAATTGTCGTCGCCTACAATCAGTTCGATGTCTTTTTTCGGAATACCGTTATCCTTTGCAATTTTTCTGACCGCCTCAACCTCTAATCTCTCGCGGATGATGATAAACGGCTGCTCTTGAAGATCTGTTATATTCTCATCTCCAAGCAAGATCGATGTGTTCGGCAGAATCTTCGGCGGCATATCGGTTCTGTCACTTCCCCAATACGTATATGCGTCTCCTTGAATTGCTGCTGCATTGATTAAATCCCAAGTCTTTGAATCCATTTTGGACTTTTCCCAATTCTTAGCAAAGTTTTGGTTCAGAAGTTCGTATATCGGCTGTAAATCGCCTCTGTTCTCAATATCAGAGTATTTAGCTGTTATGGAGTTCTGCGAAACGACAGCAACCTTGTACTGAACAATCGGCAGGATAAAATTGAAAATCGGAAGCTCTTCGCCTCCGGTATTACATCCGACCCACTGATTTCCAATATAGAAGTTCCAGTTTCGCTCTGTTTTCTTGACAAGCCCTTTTTTATCAAGATAATCTTTGCATTTTTGGTACTTTTGCCATATTTTGGTGTAAACTTTATCTTGCATTTATAACTCCTTTTGCCCTTTGGAAGAACCGTCGTAGTTTTCGATGTTCTCAAGTAATGTGTTGAGTCGACTCCGTTTTTCTTCGGCTTTTTTGTTTTCCTTGGCTCTTTCAATCTTCTGCATCGGCGTTTCCAGCTTGATTTCCGGCTTGTTTGTCTCTCTTGCACCGATGTTATAGCCCTTTATAAAGCAAAAGACGCTCAAAATCGGCGTCAGTACGGCTAAAATTAGAATTGTAATGTCAGATAACATGAATTTTGTCTCCTTTGTCGAATCTTTTCCCTTTTTTACGCTTTAGCCCAGGGAAATTTCGCTCTAAAAACGATTCTTCTTTAATTTTTATCACTTTTGCGTCAGAGTAAATGAATTTATTTAGAATCTGCGACATGCAGTCTACTTGGTCGTCGTGCTTTCCGTTCGGAAACGCCGCGCATTCCTCGACAAAGTCTCCGGTAAACGGTTTATTTTTCGGTAAAAAGCAGTTTCCGCTCTCAATCGTACCGATTACGGCATTGACACGAGAAACTTTTCCGCCGTCCGGATTGACTGCGATTATCCCGCCCATATGCGTCCTCAAATACTTCACAATCGCAGAACCATTTGCCTTGTCCTCGATGTAGGTTGTCTTGCACATAGGATACATGCCCCTCAGCCTTGTAATCTCTCGTATCGTGGACGGCATATCAAGGTGTTTTTTCACTGCGTCAATCAAGTAAAGGTCAGCATTTGTCTTTCCCCACACTTGAATTGCCACAAAGTCGTTGTCGTCTCCGTCTTTGAACGCAGCGTCAACGCTCATCGCCATTTTTTCAATATGGGGTAAAGTCTCGTAATACTGCCACCACTCACGCTTGATTATATTACCAGCAAGGCTTGTCGGGCGTCCTTGATATAACGCATTCCAAGCGCGAGATCCACTACGCTTCGTGTATGACTTCTTGAAGTCTGCAAGCCAAACATTGTCCTTGCCAATCTCCGGACACAAAGCGTCCCCGACTTTTCTGCCTAAAATATCATCCGGCTCTGCTTCTAATGGGATATTGACTACTTTGACATTTTCCTCTGTCTCTATCAGTCTTCCGGCTAAATCGTCCTCATGCCAGCGCGTCATAATCACAATGATTTTGGCACCGGCATAAAGTCTTGTCTTATACGACGAAAGCCATTCGTCAAAGACTCTGTTTCGGTAACTTTCAGAATCTGCTTCTTGTTGGTTCTTTACTGGGTCGTCGATAATCATCAAATCGCATCGCCTACCGGTGACACCGGACATCAAACCTCTGCTTATCATTCCGCCAAGATGCCCGTCAAGCTCAAACTCGGTTGCGTTTGCAGGTGATCCGATTTTTATGCCAAATATGTCACCGCCAAACTCTTTTATCTTCTGCAAATTGCGTCTGCCGAATTTCTGCGCGAAATCTTCAGAGTAGGAAATCTCGATCACTGATTTTTCGGGGTTTCTGCCAAGATACCAACTCGGAAGTGTTTCAGTTACTGTCAGCGACTTTCCATGCTGTGGTGGCATAGATAAAATCAAAATATCATATGCATGGCCGGTTTCCTCTTCCAAAAAATCTTGCACAGTATCGCACAAAAAACGGTGGAATTTACTCGCTTTATATCCACCGTTGGAGTGTTTTGCATATGCAAAGTAATCCGTCCTTAAAACGTCTCTGTAGAGCCTCAAAACATCATTCATTTTTCGCCTCTAATAGTCTTGGTCGTGAATATCCGAGTTCCTCAAGGTTCTTCTTCGCCTCATCAACACTGGATGTGTCCTCAATCTTTACCACCCTGTCTTCTCGCTTATCCGCCCAATCGCATAAATTCTTTAAGGTGAATATCGCACTGGATGTGTTATAGGCGCCCACTAGAGCCCCGTCACTTAACAAATCTCCTAGCATCGATTTATATTCGCTCTCCTGCGATGGGCTCATATTCGCTAGGTGGTCCCGCATGGACCTCCTAGAAATGCCCAGCCACATCGCTAGGTTTGTAACGTTCGGCACAATCGGCATTACGCCTGTTTCTCCGTCCGGTCTCTTAAACTCTTTCACGAAATTGTGCTTTCGGATATATGCACAAAATCCCTCAAACGCAGTCAATATCTCGTCGCAGCTTTCAAATATCTTTTTTTGAAGCGGTTCTAAATTATCCCTCATAGAGTAAATATAGCCCCACATCGCTTTCGCTTCTTTCGTGAGGTCTTTATCCTCTAGGTTTAATGGGTTCGGTCTAGCTTGATCATACTGCTTATAAAGCTGGTCTGCTCTACGAATCGCTTTCTTCGCATACGCTGCCTTGTTCTTCTCTTTGATCTGCGGTCTTACATGCGGAACAAACGGTTGAACAACCAGTTCGTCATTCCTTGGTCTGCCCCTCTTTCTCTTTTCATCAGCCATTTCGTACCTCTTTTCAGTCTATTTACAGTTATTTTTTTACTTTTTCAGTGGTTTTGCTCATTTCCTCGGTATCCCGCCCGTGAGCAAAGTTGACTTTTTACATTTTCTGTATCAAAAACTCTAACATTTTTTTCTAATTTTGGAATCGCAGCTTCTTTCGCCTAGTGGGGTGTTTACGATTCACTGGACAGGTGTAAGTACTCTGTATAGGGGGCATCCTCGCGCGAGTGGGGTCATTTACGATTCACCCCCATCGGGCACCCTGCCGCACCCCCTGCCCTACTATATGTAGTGGTCGAGGGGCAAAACAAGCGGCGGGAAAGAATAAGGGTATTTCTTCTACTGCCTACGATTATTGAATTTTCAACGATTGCTGGCATAATGTAAAATGTTGTAACTATTCCGATAATTAGCATTTAGGGAATAGTTGAGAAGAAACGAAGATGTGCCAGTGATGCATGGAAAGTGTGTGCCAGTCGGCTTTTTGGGCGGGAAGCATCTATATGAGCCCATCCCATCATCGCAGTCAACCGAGATTGCACTACATTTATACGCACGAAAAAAGACAGCCTGTATAGAGCTGTCTGTGTAAATATAGTTTTAGTTTACTGTTTAGGGGTGTTCCTGCATGGTTTCCCCCGATTCCGGCGCCTGTCCTGTGTTCCTATATACGCCCTGGGTCGTGCCTATATGATCCGCTGCACCGATCTATTCTGCCAGTCCTGCATCTATGCGGCTATTCCCCCGGTCCCTGCCGTTCTATATATGTACGCCTGGTATGGCGTCGGTATCGTTTCCCCCAGCTGCGTGGATCCGGTAACGCGTCCTGCGCCACGGGGTTGTTTGTTGCAGCCGTCATTCCCCCGATCGGTGACGCTGCGTTGTTCTATGTTATCCGCCCTGCGGGGCAGTAATAACCGTTGCCCCCATTGCGGGGGCGTTGAAAGGAGGTCAAAAAACAATGAAAAACCTGTTTGCCCAGTACTATTGTACCACATTTCTATAGATTTTTCGTCCGCGGAACGTCCGCATTTTTCAACGGTTTGCGGGTTTTCCCGAAAAAAAGTTTGAAAAAAAATAAAAAAGGGGTTGACAGCCTACCCGACGGTATGCTATGATGTGGACACAACGAAAGAACGGGAGGTGCAAATGGGCAAAACATCGACAGAAGCAAAAGCCCGTTGGAAAAAAGCCAACTACGCAGAGTATCATGTAAATCTACGAAAGGACATCGACAGCGACCTGATCGCATTGGTAGAACGCAGGAAGCACAACGGCGAAAGCACAACGGAGGTTTTCCGGGACGCACTTAGAAAATTAAAAGAGGGTTGAATAAACCCTCAAAATCATAGCATACCCGACGGTATGCCGACAAAGAAAGGAAGTACAACAATGAGATTTTTTCAGAACATAAACACCATCGAAGAGTTAAAGAAACAGTATTTCGCATTAGCGAAGAAATACCACAGCGACATTACCGGCGGCAGTGACGACATCATGAAGCAGGTCAACGCAGAATATGCGGACCTGCACAAGAAATATAAAGACATCCACACCAGCCGCAAGCCGGAACAGGAAACCTACACCGCGGCAGAATCTACAAGCGAATGCCCGGAGGACTTCATCAACATCGTTTCCGCCCTGTTAAAAATGGGCTTGAACGTCGAGTTATGCGGTCGCTGGTTATGGATCAGCGGAGACACGAAGCCGCGTAAAGAAGAATTGAAAAAGATCGGCTGCAAGTGGTCAGCTAAAAAATGTATGTGGTCATGGCACTATCCGGAGGACGGCAAGAGATACCACAAGAGAACGTCAAGCATGGAAGAAATCCGCGAAACATACGGAAGCGTCAGCTTCCAGTTTCAGCAGCAGATGCAATTAGCTTAATAAATAGCCCCGCCGGGCGGGCAAAAGCCCGGCAGAAGGAGAACGAAAGATGTACACAACCACAAGAGACGGAGTAACGGAATACCACATGAACACATACACTTATGAGCCTAAAAGCTATACAACGGCAGCCGATCTATTAGCCGCCGACCGAAGAGTAGCGGAAGACATCGCACAGCTAACGCATTACATAACAGCGTTGAAGCAATACAGAAGGAGCCTTGCGGACCGCATGAAGCAGCTTGCAACGATGGGATTCTATACGAAATGCGAGCTGCGGAGAGAAAGACAATGGCGGGATTCGAAAGTGTTTTACTACATTACGATTTCAACGGTTTTCGAGGACGGAACGGAGCAAATCACCAAAAGCGAAAAATACAGCGGCACAGAGCGAAACAAAGCCATTGCAGACTATGAAGCGATGCGGAAAGCAAACCCGCATTGGAAGTGCAGCAAGGATATTGAGCGGAAAGCATGGGAAAAATGACTTTCCGCCCCGTCTGCCGGTACAAGTCCGGCACTGATGAGCAGGATCGAAACGGAGGTGCAAAATGAGAAAGGTATTAAGCACGATTACGGTAATTCTGATGGTTTTTACCATCGCATTAGTAAGCCATGTATGGACGATGCAGCATCTGAACATCGAAACCGACGGCGACGGTGACAGCGCATTTATCACCTGTGCCGGTCTGACATGGTTCTATGGTATCAACGGCTATGCCATAGATGCAGGCGGAACAATCGTTGATTTCGTCAATGATTGATGATAAAATTAAAATAACAGGAGGACGAAAAAATGAAAATCAAGGCACCGAAAAAAGGTATTATAATCAAGATGCTCGAGGTTATGCCGTATGATAGGGACGGCATGCACGCAACAGGGCGTAGAATCTACGCCTATAACGCCCTAGTCGGTTACATGACAGGTTGGGACGAATACACCGACGGGGAAAGCCTGTTCTATAAGGGATAGAAGAAAAGCATTGATGATAGAATTACGAAAACAGGAGGACGAAAAGATGAAAATTATGCAAGAAAACGGAAAGATCGTTATGGACATTACAATCTCGCAACCTCAGAAAAGTTGCTGCAAGAGACAAAAGCAAAAGAGATCATAGAGAATAGATACGCAATAAGGTTTTAGGTGGGAAAATGAAAAAATATCATGTTGAATACGCAACACCGGAAATGGTAAAAGATCACGGTGGATTACACGATTTGAGCTGGGGAGATATTAGTGATGCGATCGACGCTGAAAGCGAAGATGAGGCTATTGAATTAGCGAAGCAGTCACTAATTGATGATGGATATGAAGAGAATATCGAAGATGTTTATTTTCGAGCAAAACCTATTGACAAAATTTATTGAAAATGATATTGTGATAGTGTCATACTATGCAGCGTTGTGAGTAGAAACATGTTCAATATTTTATGTATTGCAAGATGTCATGTCGAAAGGCATTGTGAGTAGAAACTTGTTATGATTTTATTGAAATCATAAATGACTGTCACGCTGTATGGTATTGTGAGTAGAAACATTTCTTGATAAAGTATCTACAAAGAAAAAAGCAAGGCATAACACCTTGCTTTTTTCTTATAACTCGTTTTTCAGTTCCTCAAGCCTTGCGATCAGCCGGTCAATTTCTTCTGTGGTTTCAATCTTTACGCTTTTTCTCCCGTCCGCAAAGCCTGCTTCATACTGCTGCCGATCGTACTCCAATGCCTTTATCAGTTCGTCTTTTTCGACATAGATGCCATATTTTCTGACAAATGAATAGACATCGTTTTCGATCTGTTCTTTTTGCTTGTCTATTCCGTCATAAATGATTCTAATTGGTGACTCATAGCCTAGTTTTTTGAACACTTCTCCTATTCTGTCCATTTTATCCCCTTTCTAAAGCCCAAAATCGGCTCTATCGCGTAGTTTTTCTCTTAACTCTTTCAATCTATCAGATGTTGCTTGTCTCGCGAAGTTTAGCGTCTTTTGTAGTTCCTCGAAGCCTCTTGAACCTTTTGGCTTAGAAAGATAACGCACAAGAATCATCTCCTGCTGATTTAACCCACTAATAAGCTTGTTATAAGAGTTTATGTAGTCTTGATATTCTCTGATCTCCCAGTCGATTTTTTCCCTGCGCTGCGCACTCTGCGCGGTCGGGTCCGATATTCCGCTGCCGCGAACATGGGAATAGTCCATGCCGCCGGAATCGGCTGCAGCTTCTTTTTCGGCGATCAGTTCAGCCAGTATTCTGACGTTTTTGTCATAGTCTGATAGGAACCGGTCAACGTCGAAGTTATAGTATTTTTCTACCATGATTTTTCTCCTCATATTTTTTCGCAAACAACTGAAACATATCAGACAAACCTTGCTCTATGTCTGCAATGTCATATTCAAAATACGCGATTTTTTTCGGATAAGAAAGCGCGGCGGCTGCACCATCCTTTTCTATGCCTATCGCTATTGTCCTTGCATGGGAATCGTCAGTAAAATGTGTCTTCATTCCTCTTTTTTCGCATTCTGATATGAAATCATTTATCAGCTTGTAGAATCGTTCCTTTCTTTCCATGCTTTTTTCGTAAAAATCGTTTTCAATCATCGTCTTCCTCTTCATCCTCCCCTACTATATCAATCCTTTCTACCGGATAATCGGTGATATCGTTCGCGGCTGTAAGCAGTAGCTAGACCACTTGCTAGGTTTGCCTTATATTCAGCCTCTTTTTTGCGTTCTTTTTCTGCTGTGAAAATCATGTAATCATCACAGGACGAATGGCAGCCTATTTCCCTTCGTTCGCATCCGTAGCATGGTACATTCATTTTAACTCCTTCATGACTCCTTTGTAGCAAATATCCGGATATTCTCCGCATTCATCGGGCGAAGCTGCGCAGAACTGGCAAATATTTTCCGGCGTCAGTTCTGACGGATCTTTGCACTTTATCCAACCGTAAAGGTAGGTATCTTTGGTCATCAGAAACTTGTCGCACATAGCGGCTACCTGAATAGCTTCGGCAGCTGTGTTTAGCGCAAAGTTTTTCAGATTTTCAACGCTTTTTCTTGGTTTCTTATCTCTCTTCACATAGTTCCACATACCTTGAATGCAATACCCCATTGCTTTTACGTTTTCTTCTGTTTCTTCAAGCTCTTCCAGGATCACCGCATAGGCTTCATGGTCTGATGAAAATTGTGGATATTTCTCATTTGCTTCTTTCAGTTCTTCGTATGCTAACGCTTGGATTTTTGATAATTCAGTCATTGCTTCTCCTTTCAACTAGTTCCATAATGCAATAATTCGCAAGGTCTAACAATGTATCGTCGATGGATTCATCAACGTGCTGTTTGCCTCCGTTCATTAACGTCTCTAAGCGGTTTAATTTGTCGTTTAAGCGGATTAAAATTGCGTTCGGATATTTCCCTCGTACCAGTGCAAAACTATCGCCGTAATCAGCGTTTTTCGCCTTATATGTCTCGAATAACTCTTGGCAGATTGTCAAGTGGATACATTCCTTTGCGTCGTTTTTTCTTTCTTTCTGCTCTTCTGTCATTTCCGTCCTCCTACAGTTTTTGGTCATGAGAATAATAGCTATAGCTATTACAACCATCGACTGAATGTAATACGTTGTTGTTTTTTTGTATCTAGAATCAAATAACAGCCGAATAAAAAACTTAACAAAAACAATCCGTAACCCGCTGTGAATATCATTCTTTCCCCTCCTCGTCTATAGCCTGTCCGAATTTGTGGCAAAAATCATCAATCTCCTTGTCATTTGCGATTGTTGATATTTCGGCAACCACTTTTAATATTTGTGCCAAATATTTAAGGACACTATCTCTATCAAAATTGTGATTATTCGCAAAGTCACATACCATAGATATAATTTTAATAACAATTTCTGTAAAATCGTTCATTTCATCATCTGTAAAAGATTCTACAACATTCGGAAATTCTAAAATATTATCTTTCATTCCTGCTCACCTGCCAATCATTATACATCTGCTAATTTTGCATATTTCCAATAACATGTCTTATCTGTTGTATAAGATGTTTTTCCACCTTCCCAAGCATAAACACGACCATTTTCATACTTTGCAAAGTGATTTCTTACCCAATCAAGGCATATTGAATTGTTTACCAGAATTGGCGTGTCAACTGGCACTTTTGCCCAGTAAACTGTTGGTTCGATGTATTCAGCGTCAGCCCATGCCATAGATTTTTTTGTACAACTGTCATAACCGCCAAATAAACAGCCACCATCTCCGACCGGAAAGCCTGCCCGCATCTTGCACATTCAAAATAGTGTCCGTCCTCGTCTACGTTTACCGGTGGCATCGGCACTTGGTACTGCATCAACTTATCAGCGTACTTGAACATGTACTGAATCTCGTACTTTGTCGCAGCATCCCCACCTCGCTTGATGCTGATTTTTCGGATCTCATCAAACCATTTCATTGCCTTTTGCGGTGTTAAATCATTCTTTTTTGGTGTCATTGTTAACCTCAATACCTGTAATTTCCTTGAATATTTTTGCATCAAAATTTGGAATTTCTTGTACGATTTTTTTAGCCTCTTCCGACATCTCTCCCCACCAATTCGCCCATGCTTCTTTCATAGTGTATTCTTTCAGATAACCACAAATCATTTCTTTTTCTGGGTCAGCTTTCTTTTCTTCTTCTGTGTATGGAATCCATTCTGTCAGAATGAACGGAGCACTGCATAATGCTTCATAGTATCTGCTTCTGTAGAAATCTAGCAGGCTCATTCCGGACGGTCGATTGAATATTCTAATATTCATATCCGGCTCGGTACAAAACACACCGTTAGAACCGTAGCCTGTGTTACAGTCGCCTGTGTTGAATAGTTCAGTATTTCCATTTACCATGCCTTTCATAGTAGCTAATTCATTGCCCGTAATCTCACGAACAATCTTAATATGGTCACTTCCGCATTTCTTTCCGTCTGTCACTTCTTCGCCTAAAACCTCGATTTCAAAAAATCTGTTCAGTTCCTTTTCATTGCAAGAATAGTATTCGTGTACTTGTTGCAGACTATCGCAATAGTGGAAAACCATATCACTGCACAATTCCAACGGCTTTCCATCATGTTCTATTTTGTACTCTTTGCCGATTTCAAACTGAAAGCCTCGACATTTCATATCTTTATCCATTCCTTTAATTTTCATTGTTTACCTCCGTAATTGACCTGCATCCTGTTTAGGTCTTTGATATCTTCGTAAATCGCCAATATCTCGTCTCTGATTTCCAAAAACGGTATCTTTTCGGCAATCTTCGGCGTTTCTTCAATCTTCCATCTAGCCCCGTCTTTATGCCGTAGTATTGCAAACTCTTCACCGTCCATTATGTAAATAGTCTGACTGTCTGCAATGCTTTGTACGGCGTAAAAATTGCAGTTGGTTAAGTATGTGTTCCAGTCACGCCGGCACTTGAATTTATAACGTTTCATATGATAAATCTCCGAATAAATCTGTCTGCATACTGTGGGTGAATCATGCTTCTTCGAACCTGGCGATCCTTTGACGTTTCGTAGCTGATTCTTCTTGTTTCTACATATTCGATCGGCTCGAACAGAAAATTGTTTTTCGGTTCAAAATTGATGAACCAATATTGCGTAGGTTTTTTGTAGTAATCTCCTTCAAGTGTCCTATCATTATCAATAATTTTTGGCTTTAAGCACCAATACCGTTTTAGATAATGCTGCGACGAATACGGATTTTCAATTACTATTCGGATTCCTTTGTCAATACATACAATAACAAGCTGACAAATTTTTTCGTATAGATTGCTTCTCTCTCGATGAAGTTTTATGCACAGCTCAAGTTTTTCCTTGTCAGTGTATTTTTTCATCTGAAATGATTCTCCTCGAAATGATAGATTGACTTGATCTTCAAACCTCGTGCAAGGGAAAAATGCGAAGCAAACATCCTCTTTTGTAATGTTGTCAAACACGCTTTGCCCACCCTCATATGCTTTTTGGATTTCTCCAAAAAGGTCAATTTGAAAGTCCGTTTCATCAAAGTCATTCAGAATGTCATAATCAAACGCTTCAATCCCATTCTTCTTAAACGCATACTTAAACGTTCCGGACTGTTCGAATAATAAATGTGCTTTCATAACGTTTCATGATCTCCTTTTTTTATGTGAGCTTTTATTGCAGCATGGTTGATCCACTATGTGTTAAAATCTCTAAAGTCGGTTCCTCGCTTCATGTGTGCTTCAATCGCCGCTGGACGCGCCCAACTACGCTGAAACTTATTCCAATCGGTCGAATATGTTGTTTTCTTATCTGAAAAATCTCGATATAGCTGCATGAACGGCATCGCGCCCGCCTCGTAAACTGCCCTTGCTCTTGCTTCGTCAGCTTCCATGTCTTTCCCATATGACAAAACATAGCAGTTTATCTTGTTACGGTTAAATCCTGCCTTTACAAGTTTTTCGCAGCCTTTACGGAAACGGCTGATTGATGCGTCTGTATCACAGGCAAGCCACAGTTCTTTGATTTTGAGTGATGTAATACCATTAACAAAATGGTCGTCTATCAAACCCGGTTCAAGACCGCCCTTGAAACAGATGCCCCGCTGCTTTCGCAGCATATCAAAGACTTTCTCTTTGTGCGCCCTAGAAGCCTGCAGAAAATTATTGTCCTGTATGATGTTGCCCTCGCATATCGGCAGTTCTTTCAGCCTTCCTTCAAGTTTCGGTACGATGCACCAAGGACAGTTATTATTGCAGCCTCGCGTGGTGAAGATGATATTCCTCTTGATGTACAGACCCTGCTCGAAGTCCTCTGATGGACTGCCGAAGGCAACACCACCAAGCTTTACCGGCTTGTTCGTTCGCACTTCCCATTGATACATCAGTTCTCTGCACAAATCCTTATCCCAAGTGAATGTGCAACTAATATGTACCTCGTCGTGTTCCGGCAGCAGGAACGGCGGCATGCCTATGAAAACATATTCATCCTCCGGCGTGTAGCTAGTCCTATACGGAAACACTCTTATTATTCGCTTCATACTTCCAACTCCTCATTTTCCCACCATCCACAAACTATACAAGCATCAAGCGGAAAATCTCCTACCAACGAACAATCTGCGTTACAGCAAACCTCGTCTTTCAACCATTTGCATTTCGGGTCTTCCGGC